TTTGTAGCGGCAACAGCAAAATGAACACCGGCTACAATACCGGACGCAAGGTTCTCATCCATTCCGAGACCAGAAAGGAACATGTACTCTTCCGTATCTTTCGCGCGCTCTTTCATAAAATCAAAAAGTCCGCTTATTGCTTCACCGACACCGGCATTAGAAGCCTTCTGGATTGCCAATCCAAGATTGAAAAACAAATTTTGGAATCTGTAGTCAACTTCCTCTGTTTCTTCTGCGGCCTGCTGCATGGATGATGAAAAAGCGCCTGTTCCGTCGCCCGCTTTTTTTGCAGCTCCATTTAATTCTTTATAAGCCTTCGTTCCAGAATAAAGAATGTCGACAAATATCTTTGATACATTTTTTGCTTCTTCGATTGCCGCATTATTTTTATTGAGCTGATCTTCATATTCCGCTTTTAGTCGCTTATCTGATTCCGTAAGAAACGTTTGCGCGTTCATAAGACGCAACGCTTCCGACATTTGAGCGTTCTGCTCTCGCATCGCGGCACTTGATTTGACAATCGTTGCAAGACCGCTGCGCGCCTGTGCTGTCGTATATCGCTCAAGCTCGTCACGAGTTGACGCCATAATGCGCTCAGATTCCTGCATGGTTTTATTGTGTTTATCTTCAGCTCTTGCAAGCGCATAATGTACCGCAACCATCGGACCAAGTATGGCCAAAACAGCAGCGGCAGGGCCAGCAAGCGCTGCAAACGATGACGCAAGCGCTTTTACGTTAGCCGCTGATACAAGATTGAGCATTGTGCGCAATCCCTGAAGCATTGTTATCAGTTTCGGAATGATAATCAAGACAGGCCCGATTGCCGCAGCCATTAAACCCATTTGCATTATGAACATCTGTTGAGACGGGCCGAGATTCTGAAGCGCTTTGACCATATCATTTGCAAGCTTTATAAACGGAGTCAACGAGCGCGCAAGCAACGCGCCAAACTGCTCACCCAAGTCTCCTAAATCATTCTTAAGCTTTGCAAGCGAACCGCTAAAAGTTTTCCCTTCCGCCTCTGCGAGTTTATACCCTGAAGCCATAAGCTTCTGCGCAATCGCGTATTTTTCAGCGTCCGTTTTCGCCGCGCGCATCTTAGGTGATAAGCGCTCAAGCATTGCGAACTCGCCCTGGCCTGCCATCGCCGCCATTTTCATTGACTGCTGCAAGTCTGCGCCGGTGATCTTTGATAAACCAATCGCGCCCTTGATCGTATCTTCCATGGCCTCAGCCGTTACGCCCAATTGAGTGCCGAACGTCGCCAGCGACTTTACAGCGTCATCGTCAACGTCGGTTACTTCCTGAATCGCGCTTCCAAGTTTCTGATACTTGTCAAACATTTGTTCGACGTTCTGCCCTGTCATTTCAAGCGATGCGCGCAAACGTGCATCACCCTTTTCGGCATCGGAAAAGGCTTTTGTGGCAAATACACCAAGCGCCGTGATCGGTGCGGTGACGGCGACGGTCAGAGTCTTTCCAAGATCGTCAAGTTTGCCCTTAAGGTCGTCAACTTGTTTCGACAATCCTGATCCGTCTATTTTTGTATCAATTACTATCGAGCCGTCAGCCATGCTTTATAACCCATTAAGGAAGTGTTCAAGTGCATTGAAATTATCATCGAGTCTGAAACGGTTCTGCATCTTGCGCAAGGCTCGCCGCTGCTCCGGTGTCATATTTTTGTCTGGCTTTTCACCGCGCAATTTTATCACCTGCATCAGTTTCGTATCTTCCGGCAAGTTTTGAAGCAGTTCTAAAAACGTCCACCAGTGCATTGACGCCGTTCTCAAGTCTATATTGTATGTCTGCAAAAACGCCGCATAAATACGGCCATGATCCACGTTGTAATCAAATACGCGCTTCTCGCTCTCGCCTTCCGGCACGTCCGGCCCTTGAATAAACGATTCAATATAAGGCCAAACGTCATCGACATCGGGAAGCTCAGTAAAAAACAGAGTCAGAACTTTCGCAGATTTTTCTTCATCATCCAACGAATCATCAGCAAGCAATCTGAAAAACTTCAAAACCTGTTTAAAGTCTGTTCTCTGGACAACACCCCCGAATATTTCATCGGGGGATTTGTCCAGAATAGCATTGAACTTAATCATAAATTGACGTGCGCTTTTTCCATACGCCTTCGATCTCCCGAGAAAGCGCATGAACCAGCTCAACCATTGCAAAAAGGTTTTGCCCGAACCTCTCATAAAGGAACTCGAACTCACCGACTCCCAGTACCGTGTCTACAAAATCTTTGATCTGATTTTTTGAACGGTCAATGTCATTCTCTGCTGAGTCAATTTCTGCAACGACTTCACGACCCTTTTTCATAACGCCGCGCAAGAAGCTTTCGTTTCCTACGTCAACGCTATATCCCTTTATGACGTTATCATTCTCGTCAACGATCGGGAAATTAAGTTTGGTACTCTGAAACTTGAAACCAGCCATTTAAGACTCCTTTTTGATGTCACCGGCAGTAAGCTGCTGTTCAAGGAACTTCACTACACGGCCATACGCTGAAAGTTCATACATGCAAAGGTACTGACCAGAGCTTGCAACGATGTCTGCGCCTGAAGTGTACGGAATAATATTTTCCGGATAACTGTCGCCGTAAACAATACCGATGGTAGACGCGCGAAGCTTATATCCGAGCGTATTACCGGCGCTTGCGGGTGTAGCCGTGAACTTTGTGGTTCCTGTTGCTGAACCGGCGGCAACTGCAGCGGTAAGCGCTGCGGCTGCTGCTTTCGGCGTCAGCTCTGGCTTGCCGTTAAAGTGAATCTCGAAACCGATGTCAACCTTAGCCTGGGCATCGCCTCCGCCAAAGTCTACGTTGGCAATGGTGCAAGCGCCCTGCTTCTTGTTGCCGAACTTGTCATACGTGCGATAAGTCGTCTTGCGGCTGTCACCGAGTTCATGTTCAACCGATGCAATGAAGTCCTGCGCCGGATCACCTACTACACGATGACCGCTGAACGCAACTGTGTACTGTGCGCCGATAACGTCAGTAGAAGCATAGCCATCACCGTCAAGATACGGTGTCTGATCAATGCTCTCATTGTTTGACGGATCGGCGCCCGTGAGACCTGCACCGAGTCGCGCCCAAGTCGGCGTTGTTTCGTTCGGCGTTATGTCGATCTCATAAAGCCGCTGAAAGTTTAGCTCAAAACTTCCCATTAAATCCTCCTGTTCAGATATTCAATTCTGAATGCTGCTGTAAATATATGCTCACCCTTGTCTGTCTTTTGAACATACGCGGGTAAAGTCACCGGATAAATATTGACGGTTAATCCGTCGCTTATCTCAACACCGGCAAAGTCGAGCGCTGAAACGATACTGTCAAGCATCGTGCGCGCCGTGACCTGGTTCAACGATTTTGAATAATATGCAAAATTCAACGAGCCTTCGCGCGTTCCGTCAAGATAACGATTCTCGACGGCTGTTGACGGCTCAGTTCGGCAGATAAGCTCTTCCGTGCCGGTTCCGGGAAATACGTTTTGATATATCACCGGAAGCGTGACGCGGCTTTTCAAATATGCGTTTATTTCACTTATGATATTCAGCATTTGCCATCCTTAACCAGTCGTCTTTATGTTCTGCTTTCGCCGCTTCAAACCATTTTGAACGCGCGTTTGGATTTTTGTCCGTGCTTTTGTTTGGTAGCTCATAATACTGGGCGCGCGCATACGGTGTATTCCATTCTAAAAATCCTTGCCCAAGCGTATTTGCGTTTATACTTGAATCAATCAAGGCGCTTGTATCCTGTGGGCAAAAGTAGTTTGAATCCGCTAATACTTTGGCGTCGAGTAGATACTGGACCCGAGACGTGCGCGTCTCTATTTTGTCGATTATTCCCCCTTTGTCCAGTTCTACCGACGTTTTCATTTTAACACCATTTCCAAATGATGCGGACTGAAATCTGATATTGAGCGGATGATATAATCCGCGCCGTTGTATGTGATCTTGTCTAATTCTTTAAACACTATGCCGGTCGGCTCGCTGTTGGCGCAATCGTAGTACAGTGTAAATTTGTCATCCTTCAATTCTCCGAGCGCTCGGAGTGCCGTCATTTTCACCGGCTCAAGGCGCACGAACGAAACCGGCACGGCTGTGGCATATGTCGGATTATTGTACTCGTCAACGCTTGCGCGCGCGAAATACGTTACACTATGG